TCATGCTGTCCCTCCTTCCTGAAAGCCCACGACCACATCCAGATAGTAGCCTCCGCCCATCTTACCTGAGTCCGCCGGGTCCGGGTATTTTATTTTTAAATCCCCATTATCATAAATGATTAAATTGGCCGTGCCGCCTGTACCACTTAACGGCACTGTTATAACGGAACCGCCAGCAGGTGCGTATTCCGCGGGGATGGAGCCGAATATGATTTCGGCGTCTGTTTTCACATGCCCTCGTAAGATTAAAAATGCCCCCCACTTTGCGTACATCGGTGTCCGCGTCCCTGCGGCGGCCCCGTTCTTCAGCATGATGTTTGCATAGGTGGCGGCCCCGTTCCATGTCTTCCGCTCAGTTGCCGAGATATGCCGTTCTTGATTGTAGTTGTGGGCCTTAAACTGCCGGGTCATGTCATCCCAATAAGCTTGGTCTTCAGCTGTAACGTGAATGTCCGTGTTACTTGCATGGATATTGACTTTATCCTGTGCTCCGTCTTCTGTTTCCTTGCTATCCCAAGCTTTCCGATCAGCTGCAGAAACATGTATAACGGCATCGTTCGCATGGGCGTTTACTTTATCTTGCGCGCCGGAAGGGGTTTCCTTGGCATTCCACGTTTTCCTCTCGGCGGCCGTGATGTGTTTCACGTTATCTTTTGCATGTTCGTCCGTGTAAGACTTGGCGTTTTTCTCTGCAGCATCCGCCTTTTGCTGTGCTCCCTCTTTCGTTTCAATGGCTTCCAAGTCAGCAAATTTCTTTCTTAATTCCTCGACAGTTTGGCTGATTTCTTGGACGATGTGGTTTATCCCGTCTTTCAGCGTTTCAAAATCATCAATGTAATACTCAGCCGTCGGGACAATATTTTGGTCCTCTAACGTTTTGTCGATAGAAAAAGTAAAAAATGAAGTCGCCAGAGCCTGCCCATTCGCGTAATACAACTTGATCTCAGCTTTAACTGTTCCGTAATGTTTTAGCTCTGCATCTGAAAGGACATATTCCGCCTTTCCATTCACCTTATCGGTGAGGATGAGGCTTTTTTTGTAAAACGATCCGTCAGCATACAGAAGAACAATTTTTGCATCTACTGCTGACAGAGGCAACGGTACACCATCCTTTGTAAAAGAAAAAGACAGCTTTGCGCTGCCCGTGTCTTGCGTCATGAATTGGATGCTCGTGGTTCGCCCGTTTGTCCGGTTCGCGTTTATATCAAATGCGACGCCCCCTGTTTTGTACATTCCCTTTCCTCCTTAGTGCTGTGGCGTAACGATCATTTGAGCTACACCATATCCTTTTTCCGCATCATACGGAGACTTGATTCTCATAACAGTTCCATAGCCTCCGCTTTCTGCTTTAGTCGCGATGCCGCCAATTGCTGATACGCTATCCCCTACGGACACTGTTTCGTCAATCCTGACAAAGACTTGGCCGATCAGGCCGATGACATGCCATTCGTCACGAGAGTCACGCGGCACATATTCGAGAGAAGGGTCGTAGTCTGGATTAAGTTTAGGGATGCGGATTTCTTCGCCGCCATGGAAAACTGTTTCGTAAACTGTGCCCCCGAATTCGTTTCTTACGTACTGATCGTTCCAATAAAACGCAGCACCGCCGAGCACCAGGCCCGCAGTTTCGGAAACAACTCCGAGAATCTTGTCCCCTTTTTCCGCTTTTCGAATCTTTTCTCCTTCTAGCGCAACGAGATAACTAGAATCAATTTTTTTGCCGTCAGCAGACTCAAAATATTCCGCGAAGTCTTTGAAATCTGAGACGCTCTCTACCCGCCCCGTGCCGCGGATATGTCCGCCTGACGAATCAAGTTCCCATCTCGTATTTTTTGTTGAGGCACTTCCCGTCCCATAACCGCCTCTAACGCTGTATCTGTTATCGTTGATAACTCCCTGAGATGCAAGAATAGCCCTTGAGTTACCGTCACCTTTTGTATGGCAGTTATTGACGGCTATTAGCGCTTGACGTGACCCCTCGGTTGTTGAGCCGCCCCGAACCCCCAGCAGGACATTGGCGGGGCCTTTGGCGATGTTGTCGCCTGTGCCGCCCAAAATGGCACTTGCTTCATGCAAGGCAGATCCGGAAGTATTGCCGCCCATAAAACCGCCTTTTACTCTTGTCGGGATCGTACTGTATTCCCTCCCGGCCAGTTTAGCTGGAAGCTTATACCCCGTTGCTTCTACGCCTACAATGGTTGTTTGGTTGTTGGGTGATAGAATTCCGATTGAACCGTTATTGCCAATCATTGTCCCATTCATAACATTTGAGTGATACACACCGCCGCCCAGCTCAATCCCAACGGGCGCAGAATCGAAAATATCGAAATTGGAGATTTTCACAAAATCAGCCTTTTGCGCCCCGCCAATGACTCGTATATCATTGGATGCTTTCTTGAAGCCTTTCATTTTTATGCCATTCACCGTGATGTATCTGCAGCGATACTGAAAGGCAACGGCCGGCTGATCTTTATAATCATAATTAGGATCACCGATCGCAGTGAAATTGACAATTTGCACATTTTTATAGGCCGAAACAACAAGCGCGCGAGGGGTAACACCGGTATACAGATCGTTATAAACGGGTTCAATCGCTGTACAGTCTGTTAAAGTGACGTTAAATGCTGTGGTGCTTTCCTGATCCTCTGCTTTGTGGTGCCCGATATGACGCAAATCATAAGAACGGACGTCACGAAAAGAAACGTGTCCGATAATATGGACGTTTTGAGAGGCCGGCCATTCTTTATGGGCTTTGACTTCAACGCCGCGTATATTCCCTTCTGTGTAATTATTGAGCAACCACACATTTTTAGAACCGTCATCAACTTCAATACCGTTTGAATTAGCCTGCCCCGCCGCGTGTGCGATGCCTGTCGGGTTGGTGCAATGGCAGTTAGAAATAAAAATGTATTCGCTGTAATGGGTCGTGATGCCGTCATCCCCATACCCTGTACTGACACAGCTGTCTATCCATACATACTTACACCCGTCTTTTGTATAGTCAGTATCCGGTAAATGGTCATAGGTAGGCGCTGTTATATCAATCCCATGCAGGGCCGGATTGATCGTTTCAATGTTTTTGATCCACAGAAATTTTGTGTTTGCAAAAGCAACACATGAGGAATGCTGTCCACCTGTCGCCTTTAAACCGCCCTGCCGTGTTTGGTTCCAGTCGGTTGAAAATCCTTCAAGGTGAATGTTTCGATTCCCTTTTTCATAGTCTGCATTCGTAATGACCCATTCTGAAGCCGGTGTCTCATCATTCAAAACCAAGAATGTAACGCCGATTCCCTGGCCGACCAGACGAACCCAGGAAGGGATTTTTAAGCCTCGAACGACATACATGCCAGCTGACATGTTCACCTCGACTTTTCCTTTTCCAAATGCTTTTTTAAATGCTTCGGTGCTGTCCGTTGCCCCTGTCGGATCGGCTCCGAAGTCATCCACATTGACAACTCTCTTTATTTTTTTGTTGAGCCTATTAAACTCTAAATCTAATCGGTCCTTCACCGTGGCAGCAATCTCTCCGTCAGTCGTCACCCGGGCGTCGACGACTTCTTTTACATCGCTTCCGTCATGATTGACAATTAAATTTGTGATTCTCGCAAAAAGGTTGGTGAGCCGGTTTGAAACAGAAAAGCCGCCATGATCGACCTGTGCCGATGTATGGGCGACTTCCGCGTTTTTGTGTGCTAATAATTTGTCATTGTTTTCATTTATGGCCGATTCTGCAAGCCTTGCATTTTCATTTAATGTGCTGACAAAGCGAGATGCAGGGTCGATCGTATGGTTTTTATTGAGTGAAACCATTTTTTTCATTCCTCCATTAATCCATTAATCAGGACAGTTAGTTGTGCATGGTCCGGTACTGCTGAGGGGTTTATTTGCTCCCCATTCTGATAAAACGACACCCCGAATTGATCCGCCGTATCTCCCTCATAATCTACAGAAACGGCAATGCCCTTCTGCTTTAATAATGCTGACGTTTCAGAAGAGGCATATTTCACCTGAATTTCATCATTACAATAAAGAAGAAGCTTTTTCCCTACTACGGAGACAGAAGCACCAGCAGAAACAGCCCATTTGCCGCTCTCAAATTGAAGAGCATACGGGAATGTTTGCGGGTATTTACTTGTTTGGCTATTTGCAATTGCCTGCTGAAGCTCGCTTTTCATTGCTGAAATTTGAGCTTCATAATTGCTTTGTATGGCCTTGATAGATCGCTCTGTTTGCCTTGCCCTTTTCTTCTCTTCGGCCATGCGATCTTCCGGGGTTTTCTTCCCTCCATCAATGGTTAAGGTGGGCGCCTGAGTTAAATTTCTCGGATTGTAAGTAACCGCAGTAATTCGGATTGTATCTTCAAAAGTCACGCCATTTAATGCTGTTTCCGCATACACATTGATAGAATCGCCTTTCGAAACAGGTTCCTCGATGTCTATCAACTCGAAAACCTCATGGTAATCAACGGAATGACTGATTTCAGAAAAGGGGTTAACCTTTGTTTTTAATACTTCCAGCATGTCCGACTCTTTTGTGATTGTGTCGTCCGAATAGTCCGGCGCCCAAGACGGTTGCCCCTCTACCAAATACTCGTTTTCTTTGGGATGAATATAAATGACAGGCGGGAAAACATATTCTTCATTCTCGTTCTTAAAGGATCTGAAAATGTCCAATATATTTCCCTGTAATAGATACATAACCGGGGCCGCTCCTTTTGCGCCTTTCGTGTTTGGGTTTTTGCTGTCTTTCCCTTTGAAGGTGGCAACCACTTTATGCTGCTTTGAATCCAGTCCGCGAACCACTTCAAACGTTTTTTCGATGGGATCTGAATTTTGATAAGCTGAGATGGTTTTTGTTTGGTCTCCGTCAATTTTAAATTCCCATTTGCCGCCGAGCTTGGAAACAAGCGTTTTGAAAGCAAATCCGGTTCCTGTAAATGAAAAAGCGAATGTAGCACCAATTTTCTTGGTTACATCCGCCTTTAAAGAAGCGTCAAACGACCATTCCCCGGTTTTTGTCTCATAGGAGATGGACTCATCACCCTTTATGTCTTTTTCTTCCTTCTTTTTCCCATAACCTTTAATACGGGTATATGTGTTATCTTCTGAGGTTGTGATCTGTAACGAAGTCAAATTTACACCGGAATGTAACTTCTTCTTGAGCTGTGAACCCATCTTCTTGTAAACGTAAATATGAGTGTTATTAACGTCCAGCTCAATTTTATATGTGGTGATAATATCGGTCATCAATTCTAATGAATACTTATTCCCAAAATTATCAAGCTTTTGAGCCGGGATGCTTTGAGCGTCAGGCTTAATTTCAAAAGTAAACCCACTTCCCTTTAGTGCAAACGTTAAGGCATCTTGTAAAAACTTTTTTCCGGATATTACTTCGCTCCTGTAGTGACGCCCGAGACGAAAAACATAAATGTGGGTTGCTGTTACACTTTTGTTCAGCTGTTCGCCTGACTGACTCAGGGTAGGAGAATTGATAAAGTAGCGCTGCTTTTTATGCTTTATCTCGTCAATGACAATGAAATTTCTCCCCACAATTGCATTGAAGGGAATCACGTTGTTTTCTAATAGCTGCAGAGAAAACGATAAATCTTTTGTTCCGTCTATTCGGTCCGTTATTAACGGGTCAGCGTCCGTTATTTCATATGACATATTTGTCAGCCTGTCCATGACATACATTTCATTCAAAACGCATCATCCTTACTTGTAATAAAAATGCATGATAAATTTAATTTCACTGTATGTGGCTCCGATGATTCTTATTTTATTTTTCCCGGGCTGTAACGGAGGGAAGCACGCTCCCTTTGTGCCGATGATAGTAGAGCCTTTCAACGTGTAATGTTTAAGGATCGTCAGCTTGTTTTTCTTTGACTGACTGCCGATTATTGTATAGCTGTCCCCGGTCGTTTCATTCACAATCTGAATGTCTTTCCCCTCCAGATACATTTCCACGTTATAGGAATGATCAATTGGAGATATGTCAGCATCCCCCAAGTTATACACCTCAAATTGATCTTTATTTTTGAAGGAATACACAGGGTTATCGGTTTCTCCTATCATGTTAAGGCTCCATCTTTCCCCAGCTTTAACCGGCTGTGACGTATCATACAGAGATTCCGCTAAACCTTGAATGTCAGTAAGGGTTATGTCCTGCTCTTTACATGTGCGAGAACCATCCTGCTCAACGAAAAAATCTTCTTGCCCAATGACCAGCCATCTTTTATTCGGCTGATACGTATATCCGATATAGAAAGGATCTTTTCTAGTGAACAACCGATATAAGTCATCCCTAATGAGATGAAAATGTTGTGAATTACGGGCCTCGATATATAGTTTGATCAGAATTTTTCGTTCAGTAAAACGCCCTTTATTCTTGATCTTTGGCATCAATAGCCCATTTCTTAAAGGGTGGGTAAACGTTGTGTTCCACTCGTATTTTGGCGCTGCGGGTCTAAATGAAAGAAGCGAGACACCCTCAAGGCGCTCGCTTAACAATGAACCGTCACTTAATATCAAATCTAATTCTTTCATAGAATCAATTAACTCCTTGTAAAAGCAATTTCTGACTGAGAATTTTTTCCGATCTTTCCCCGACCGCCTGCCCTAGTTTGTCCACGTCCACGACCGCGGTAATGCCGTTTTGAACAGACGTAACAATGGTCTTTAGAAAGCTGTTTTGTTCCTGCAACAATGCAATTTGTTTGTCTTGCCGCTGCGTGATTGGCTCGATTGAAGGAAGCTGCGGAAGACTCGAAGCAGAAACCCCCAACTCCTGGCCTGCCCTCGCCCATATCCCAATACTGCGCTCCCTATATTTCGGGTCAGTCGTGATAATGTGCTCGTCATATCCCCGTTCATTAAGAGCAGCAAGCTTCATACCGCCTGTCCCCGGAGATGTGCCGCCTGATTCATAACCAACATACGGGCCGCCGCGTGCCATTGAAACAAGCCCGGGATGGTTCATGATTCCGCCGTATCTACTTTTCAAATAGTTGATAGACGCAAGAATTTGATCAATAGGGTTTTTGATATTTCCATGCCCCGGTTCTTTATGGGCATTAAAGGTACTTGGGATGAACTGCATTAACCCTTGTGATGGGTGGCCTGCTTTCCAGTTCGAATCCCATCTATTTACGACATTGGGATTTCCGCCCGACTCCTTCATTGCTATGGTTTCCAATGCGCCAGCATATTGAGCGCCGAGGCCCTTAATCGCTAACGCTTGAGCAACCCACTTTTTGACGGCAGCAGAACCGCCACCACCAGTAAAAAATGAGCCGACGGAACCCATGAGGCTGTCAACACCTTTTCGCGCAAGGGAACCAATGGCTTTCAATGGGCTTCCGCTGTTCTTGGTGAACCAGCTCGGGATCATTTGATCAGAAATGCCAAACATACCAGATGCTTTATTCCACAAAAACTTTGATCCTTTAATGATCCAATCAAAATACTTACCAACGCCGCCCTCATAACCCGGAAAACCGTAAGTCTTTAACAAGCGTTCTGTATGCTGATTGGGAAGGACAGAAGAACCCGGCCGGAGGTTTCGCAATTCCGGACCGTTATCGCCTGATAAGTACGTGCCCACACCTGGCTCATGAATCAATTCACGGCCTTTTTCACTTGTAATTGCAAGGCCGCCTGGATGACCGCTTGATGGTGTCCCTTTTGCGTACGCTCCTTTTTGAGCGCCGCCCAATGACCGGCCCGCCGTTTTAGGTGCAGATTCTTTGGGCTTGGACTTTTTTTCTCCACCAGAAAAAAGATTTTTGATCCAGTCCCATGCGCTTCCTACTTTATCCATCATTTTATCCCAGCCAGTCTTAACAGCGCCGGTTTCGGTGTCAATCTCGTCAGCGTGTTCACCCGCTTGTTTTTTTGCTTCTGCAACGACTTTTTTGTGCATTTTTTCGGCTTGGGCGACGGAATCTCTCTTCTGCCGCTTGGCTTCTTTAATCATTTTATCAGCCTGTTCTTTACTGATAGAGCCGGTGACGTCCCTTTCATATTCAATTGCTTTTTTTGTCTCGTTGTACTTCTTTTTTGCCTCTTTCACGGAGCCGTCACGGGCTTTTATGCTGTTTTTGATTGTGTCAGCAGCTTGCCGGGCTGTGATATTTGCAGATTCGTTTTTAAGCCGGCCCAGGATCATTTTCTGTTCAGCCTCATTTTTACTCATTGTTTTTACGGCCGTGTTCATCATATTCTTTTGAATCGAATTGATTTTTTCTTGTTCTCCCTTGGTCAAAGAACGTTTCTCATTACTTGCCTTGGTCAAAATAGCTTTGATCTGATTCTGTGAATCGCTGACTTTTTTCGTTTGGTCATCCTGTTTCTTTTTCACGTTATCCAGAATGGCCTGCTGTTCTTTGTTGCTCAAGGTTTTACTGCTGGCAAGAAATTTACTCAGCGATTGATAGCTTTCGTTCCCTTTGGTCTGAATGCTGCTTTTTATCTTATCTCCCATATCGCTAAAATTTTTGGCGATACTGGCCGCGGCTTCTTTCGATACTTTTTGTCCTGACCAATTCAGCAAGTTTAGCTGTTCAGTCGCTTTATCGTTCAAGTTTTTATAACCGAGAACGGCTTTAGTGGTCGATTCAGATACTTTGTTTCCGAAACTGTCCAGCTCCGGGATCTGCTCTTCTTTCAAGTGCTTATACAATTTATATCCGCCTTCAGCGAGTAATGAAACCCCGGTTATCGCAAGACCAACGGGGCCACCCAGCGCACTGAACCCAAGGCGGGCCACTCCCGCAATTCTTGCCACACTGCCGAAGTTTTTCACAAGGCCCAGCGCCTTACCTCCTAAACTGGCAAATCGGCCTGTCGTCTGTGCTGCGCCCGTTCCCAATGTGGATGCAGCCGATCCAGCCTTTAACGCGTTTCCGCCAAAGCTTAAAAGTGACTTTCCGCCTTTTAAGATTTCAGGCAAAAACATGGTTGCTATGCCTAATACACTGCCCCATTTTCCGCCGAACATTGTCATTGCGCCGCCCGCTACGGTTGAGGCTCCGCGTAAAGCACCTAAGCCCTTGGTATTACGAGTAACGGCTGTGTTGGTTTTGGCGAGGCTTACGGATGCCGCAGCATTGGCCGCAGCAAGTTGAGCCGTGGAAGTGCGTGTCAGAGCTGCTTCTGCACGGTATCGACCGAATGCAGCCGTACCTCTCCCGATGGCTCCGACTACTTTTCCAACACTTGAGACAACCGCCCCCAATGCAATTACAACCGGGGGAAATGCGGCCGCCACCAGTCCAGCAATGACCACAGTATTCTGCATGGATGGTGAAAGGTTATGAAACCATTCTGTAAAATCGCCAATTACTTCACCGGTTTTCTTCAAGGCCGGCTCCAGTTTGTCCATCAGAATTTCCCCAACCGGTATAAGGTTGGTTTGCAGTTCCCGGAAAGCTTTTACGGCCCGATCACTCAGGTTATCTCGGAGGGATTCCCCTGCCTTTTTCGTTGCTCCCTCTACGTCAGAGAAACTATTTTTGACGTTCGCAAGCGCTGAAACACCTTTTTGTCCTAAATCTTCAAACTGCGTCCCCATAATGGCCTGACCAGCCTGATACGCTTTGCTTTTGTTGGACATACCGTCAATATCTTTCATGATGGCGGTGAATACTTGATCTCCGCCTTTACCAGTCTTTTTAAACTCGGCATACAGGTTTTGCGTATGTTTTGATAACGTCTTTATCGCGTCGCCTGCGCTGCCGTCTGACAAACGGATGTTCATCTCTTTGACCAGGTCACCGACTTTATCAAGTTGGAAGGCTCCGGTTTCCGCCCCTGCCTCGAAAATAGAAAACATCTGCTCGACGGAAAAGCCCGCTGCTGAGAATTGATTGGAATACTCGTTAATAGAATCCAAAAACTCTCCGGAATAGTCCAGGCCTTTTTGAAAGCCGGACGTAATCATATCCATAGATTGATCAACGGAAAGATTTTTAAAAGAGTTTTGCATAGCATTAATTGATTTCGTGATGTCGTTTCCCTCTTGATCAAATGATTCCGCGATCGTCATTGTGTCTTTGGTGACTTTTTCGACCGTCTCGGCCGACGCGTCGCCGAGGGATTTAATGTTTCGTCGAACAATACTGATAACACTCGTAGCCTCGCCGACGTTCTCCCCGAAACCCTCTTTCCAAATGTTTGTGCCCGCCTTCGTTAATTTCTCGGCTTCTTCTTTGGTGAGGCCCATTTGTGCCTGTATGGTTCCCTGCGCTTTTTTTACGTCGTTCGCCGACTTAATTGCCATAACTCCAAGGGCAGCCACCGGAGCCGTAATCCCGGCAAAACCAACGGTTCCAACAGTTTTTATTTTGCTGCCAGTTGATTGTATGCGTTCGCCATACTCCTGCAAACTCTTACCTGCTTTAGTCCATGCTGAATTATTAGTGTTTATCTCTAAAGTGGTGGAGCGTAAAGCGCGATCAAGTTGATTGTAATGAGTGATTTCGTTGTTAATCACTCGCGCAAGTTGTAGGGCCTCTTTAGAATTCTCGCTCTTTTCTTTTGTTAATTCTTCATACTTTTTCTTTAACTGTTCGACTTTGCTTCCTTGCAATTCATAGAGCTGGGAAAGGTCTTCTTGCTTGCGCCTGAGTTTATCCGACTCATCACCAAAGGCTCCAAGTTGGGAAGCTGTAGCTTTCATGCTGCTTCTGACGAGCGCCATTTTCTCGGCCACGTTTTCAATGCCCGCAGATGTGCCGCCGTCATCAAAACCTAAACGCATAATCATATTTGTTACTTCACTGGCTGCCACGGCTTCCCCTCCTTAGAATACTTTGTCTATTGGCACATATTTCGGCTTCGCTTCTTCTTTCTTTTCTTCGCTTTCCATTTCCGGCGCATGATTAAGAAGCTCAATATAAAAAGGATAGTCAGTGTCATCAATTTGAGACATAGACCATCCTTGATGCATTAACTGCAAATAAAGTGTTTTAATCTTGCCGTATGCTTGTTCCAGCGTAACTCCCTTTACTGGCTTTGAGCTTGCTCCTTCATCAGTTTTTCGACTAACTTTCCCAGATCATTTTCTTCTTTCCTTGCCTCCAGTTCTTCCTTTGTCGGGTAGCCCAATAGGGCAACACCGATGATATTGTACATGACATCGTGGTAATCAATTGCGTTTAGACCCTCTTCAAGCTGCTTTTTGGTGAATTGCTTCCCAAATACTTCCCATATAAGGTTGAGCTGCCGCGATTCAATTTCCGTGGCTTCAGCATCTCCTTTTTGGGCATCCAGCTCAATTTCTAACGCCTTTCGTTTGTACTTTAACATCACAAATTCTTGGTGAAAAGTTCGGTCTTTCCCGTCTATTCTCAATGTGATCTCTAATGGCTTAGACATTACGCAGCACCTCCGCTTGTTTTAGTTGTGCTTACTTTGCTGGATGTTTCGCTTTCTACATTATCGAGTTGTTTCACATCAAATACTTCTTTAAAGAAGATATCACGGTATTTTTCATAGCCTTCTGTGCTGCTGTCACCGGTTATTTTAAAGACCTTATCGCTACGTTGAACAAAAGTCCCGTCGATTGTTTCTTTTTGCGGATCGGGTTTATCTTCTTTTGTTTTCCAGTCAGTAGACGGAATGGAAAAACGGCCTTTAACAAGCCACACATGACGGACATTCCCGTCTTCCTTTGTGCCGGTGAACCCTAGGGCAATGTAAGGAGGGACCGCATCTTGTCTCCACACAATAACCCCGTCAACCAACTTCTGGCCTGTTATAAATGCTAAAACATCTTGAGGGATTTCGGTTGTTTCAATTGTCACTTTTGTTTCCCCTGTAGATGAAAGGACAATAACAGGTCCGTTGTCTGCGTAAACAGTTGAAGAATCTGTATTTGTGTCCACCTTCGCCCCACAGGCAGGCGCAAATGGTTTTACCGGACCATAGGAAAAATCCTTTCCTTTCTCCGTCAATTCACTGTATACAAGATTCTCTAAACCTACCATAACTGTTGTCATATGTTATTCCTCCATTCTTATTATCTAAGTTCTCGCTGAAGCTCTCTTAAAACAGCTTGATTAATAGCGCTCTTTTTAGCTTTAAAGGCTTTGCTTCCAAATGGATTCCCGCTAACATAACGCCCATTTTTCGCAATGTACCCGTCATGGTTAAACTTTGCGCGCCAGGCTGTTTCTTTACCTGGCCCAATATCAAACGAAACCGCATCCGGATAGATGCGGTTCCTTTTAGGTGTTTGACGGACTTTTATGTCATCTTTCACGTGCACGTGATCAATGTTCGAAACATTCACTTCGTCTTTCATTGCTTTTGCAAGAATCTTGGCCCCAGCTCGCAGAGCTTTAGGTTGTGCTTTTTTTATGTCCTTTCCTGCTCGCTCCAACCGCGCAATTGCCTCGTCAATCCCTTGCATTTGTGCAGAAATTCGCATTAACTTACCCACACTTCATAAGTTCTTCGAAAGACTTGCTGAGCTTCAATAAACGTTTCACTTGGTTGGTAAGATAAATTTGCGTCTTCCAGCAGTTTTTCGATTAACTCTTCTTTTTCTAAGTCTTTTGAAACTGTGTAAAGCTCAATCTCTACAGCTCTAATCTTTTTAAATGCTTTGTTATCCGCGTAAAAACCAAAGGTTTCAGTTTCGAAGTACAGAATGTACGGCGGGGGTGGGGCCTGCTTTCCATCTGAAACTTTAAAATGGGAATAAGAAACTGGAATGCCTGTAGTTTTTAGCCTCTTATGAAGTTCACTTAAAGAGATGCTGTTAGCCACGCGCCTTCACCTCGCAATATAATTCAACTCGTTCATTTGCTTTCTCATACACACGATAAACATGATAAATTTTATCGTTATAACGTACTTTCGTTTCGTCTTGATAATCCAGTGTAGACACTTCAAACATATGAGCCGCTTTTATTCCGCTTATGCCGGCTTGAAAAAATTCATTTTGCGGTATGCTCTTTCTGTCACAGAAAACCTGCCGAGGCACTTCTTTGTCTATTTCCTGACCCAGATCATCTTCACCGAGATTAACAACGCCTACCAGCTCTATTACGTCGCTATACATTGTAATCACTCGCTAACGCTAAATGATTCTTTAACATGTCATATGACCGCTGATATTTCTCAGAATCAACGTTTGATAGGCCAAAATTCGCCTTACAATAAGTGATAACGGCCCTCTTAATCAAAGGGTCTTCTTCACTTTCGGCTTTAGAAGCAGAAACGCCCGACTGAACTAAATCCTGTCGGGCTGCTGCTACCAGCTCATGAATCTCATCATCCAAAAAGCTATGTGTTATTCTTAGTGACCGTTTGACAGATTCAAACATCACTTGCTGCCTTTTTTGCCTTTCGTCTTGGTTTCCTTTTGGTCTTTGTTTTCTGTTTGTTTCTGTTCAGCAGCTTCTTCTGTTACGGGCTGTTCAAGCCTTCCTTTTGAAATTAAAAAGGCGATTCTCTCTGCGTCATCACTCTGGAAAGTATCGCCTTTTTCGTAACGCTTTTTGGTTGTTTTATCCCGGAAAGGGACAATGACCTTATACATCGTTTAAGCCCCCTTTTCTTTATTTATTAGACTTCATCTGTCAGGATTGCAAATGCTTTTTCGTCAATGACGCCGCCGTCAACAATTGCATACCCGACATATTCGACTTTTCGTTTTTTCGCGTGCTCATCTGTAACAATAGAAATGTCTTGGTTAACATTTGCTTTGTACCCCTGTCCAAGATTGGCAAGCAAAATTTCTCCCTCATCAATTGACGCATCTACTTTGACAGTTCGGCCAAAAATGCGGCCTACCCCGCCAGCCGTAACATCAGCGACAAATAAAGGCCGGCCCATTTGATCAACCAAATTCGCTAAAACATTCCACACTGTATTGTTGTCAGCATAAAATGTCACGCCATTTGCATATTTAGAATGGATTTTAGACATTGCCGCAGTCAAGTTTTCATATTTGAGAGATGTATAAGTTTCTATTTGTGGCTTCTCGGCCTGGGCAGCAAGTGCCGTCCGAATTCCTTGCGGCTCAGGCTTGAATGTTTCAGTTCCGCTTGGTTTGCCCTTTCCGCTATATACTGCGTATGAAAGCGCCTGTCCCAATAATGTAGCAAGTTGTTCTTGAACATACGGTACAAGGTCCTCGACGGCCATCGCACGCAGCTTCCAAGAAAGGCTCACAGAGCGAGAAAGCTCGCATCCAGTTAAATTTAATTCTCCGAATTGTAATTCTGTATCTTCTGTTTCCGTTGCCTCGTCATACCAATCTTTTGTATTTGTGGCTCCAAGTCCTTTAGTATAAGATAGGTTCCCTTTGATTCTTGTTGTCGTCACATCGTCCCATAATGGATGATCTTCTTCGATTTGCTTCCAAATACCCGCCGCAACCGTGTCAGGAATTAAAATCCCTGTGTTTTCAGTCGTGTGTGTGAAAGCTGCCTGAAATTCATTATTTACTTTGTCAAAAACTTCGCGTTCTTGTTCATTTAGCTTGTCGCCGCGTAAATCCTTCGCCCAGGCGTTTAGATATTCTTTAGAAGCACTCAGCTTTTTTTCCGGTTGTGATCCTCCGAAAGATGCAACTGTTTGTCCGTTTTGCCTCCCGCTGTTAAGAGCCTCCGCGGATGATAAGAGGTTCGCTTGTGCAACTAAGGAGTGTGATTCATCATCCTTCATGAACATGATTTCTGCTTTAAGCTCATTTTTAAGATCATCTAATTCAGCTTTGATCTTCTCAGCATCATCATATTTCTTAGCCTTGACAAGCTCCTTTCCTTCTTTCTCTTTTGCTTCGATTTTCGCTTGAATCTTTTTGATTTTATCCATGTGGATTCCTCCCGTTATGATTTAAAATGAAAACATGTAATCTGCTGATCTATCTTCTGGCTTTTGGGTCGTTAATGCTTTTGGCGTATGCTTAAATTCTTTATACATGTCAGAAACACAAGCGACCGCAGCCACTTCGTCCGATACTCTTATATCAAAATATTGTGATGCCTCTTCGCCTGTAAGCCATGTTTCCTCGGTAAGCATCTGTCTTATTTGTTCCTCTGTGACGCCTTCTTTTGCATTTTCCATGTAAATGCTCATCATGCCTGATTCTACAGTGTCCAAAACATCTGCATGTGTCCTTAAATCATCAGCATTCCCGGCAACCGCAAACCATGGTTTGTGTACCATGTAATATGCATTCCTTGGGATATATGTCTCGTCTCCGGCAAGCGCAATAATAGAGGATATGGACGCAGCCAATCCATCAACATAGACCCTTTTATATCCTTGGTGACGCTTGATCATATTGTAAATAGCGATTCCCGCAAAAACCGAGCCGCCACCGCTGTTAATATAAATGTTCAATTCTTTCCCCTTGGCGTTATCTAAAAAGCTTTTAACGGCGTCGGGATATTGATCTGTATCATCCCAAGCCCCCCACCAGGAGGAAACAATGTCACCGTAGAAATACAAATCAGCGCTAGTTTCCGTCACGTTCTTCACTTGAAGGATCGTTTTCAAGTTTTCCTTTATCGTCTTCGTCACCTGTTTCACCTCCTTCACTTGTTCCCGCTCCAGTTTGTCTGTCATCTGTGACGGGTACAGTATCTAACCTGCGTACATATTCGTCGCCTCCCTCAATCGGCGGCATGTTGAATATTTTCAAAACGTCATTAGCGCAGAAGATTCCCCGATCAACCAGCTGCACAAGGTTAAGTTTTGTACTCATGGAAGCGTACTGAAGTGTTGTTGATTCAAATGTAATGGAGTTACCGAACCCTCTTTCTCTTCTTGAGAAGAGCTTACGGGTATATTCATTAGACATTTGCATCGCGAACGGCTCGATTTCAGCTTCATAATATGAGTTCCATTCGTCTTCACTGTACGTACTCATGATGATTTTTTCATTCGTACCAAAGAAAGCCTGTACACGTTTGACAGTGCCGGCTATTTGCTTGTCATCCGGTACGTAACTGTTATCCTTGACCTGTTCAGCGTCGTATTTCGCATCTGCCGCAGCCGCCCCGCCCATATCCGAATCAATTGACAAATACTGTTCTGTGAAGTCTTTTGTCTGCTGCTTCATATCTTCCGGCCTCAGTGAAGATTTGAATTTCAGCAGCCACTTTATCACTGCTGAATTCTTAACGGCCGAAACAATTCCTTGGTCAACCGTTGTTATGACTTCCATAAGAGGAAGCAGCGCATCCTTTGGATGATCCCCGAAAATATCATTGCCGTTAAAGTCGTTTCTCAAATGGATAATGTGTTGATAAGGTATCGTCTGCGTGTTTCCGTTCGTAAACCGAAACTTTAAGAATAAATTATTCCCGCTGTCCTCTACTGCCTCCACTGACGTACAAGGAATGGGCCACAATTCACTTAAAGTACCGTTATTAAACTTCATGTATATGAATGCATTATTATTGAGTTTGAGATGTGTGGCTATTTTCTCTTGCAGCATTTGCCCACTCATTAACGAGTTAGGTTCTTCTAACAAGAAACGAATATTAACATTCGGATTCACTTTAAAAACACCATTTTGTTTGTTGTCTAAGATATGTTTAGCAACCATTTTCCCGGCTGCTTTAGCGAAAGGCCGAATACAAGACCTTACTATATCCGACTTGTATAGGTTGCCGCCAAATGAGTAAAAGCCGTTTCCGCTATCGCTAATCATTTCAAGCCGATGTGTGATTTTTTGTTCTTTCTTAGGGAACATCCAATCAAATAGCCCCATGAATTCACTCTCACCTCCTTAAATCAAGTTCATGTAATCATTCCGCTTCTCTTGTAAAACAACATAAGCATTCAAAAGCGCCGCTGTTCCGTCAATTCTTCGGCGTTGGTTGTTTGTTTTGTCAGGCTGGATGTTTAAATTCTTATCAATGTCAATAGCTGTGTTGCTTAAACACCATTTATCTATTGGATTGTTATTGTAATTAACAATTTTATTTTCAAGATCGGCACCCAGCAGCTTCATTGGGCCGGACAATGTCTGTTTCCCTTGAGCTATCGGAATCATTGCATCCATACCAAAGAAACCCTGCATTTCCTCTACCCAATACTTTGCGGACCATCTGTCGTAACCGATCCACGGCAAATATATGTCATGATCATTTTGTATCTCGACAAACCACTCTGTGACATATTTATAGTGCACGCTGTTACCCGGGGTTGTTCTGAGGAGACCGTTTTCGTGCCATATATCATAGGGGATTTTATCCTCAGCAGCTCGTTTTTCCAGCAAATCTTCCGGCAGCCAGTACATTTGTTTAACGTAGATGTGCGGGTCTCCTGAAACCATAAAAATAACCTTGGCCGCGGTCAGGTCTGTCGTACTTGATAAGTCACATCCGCCTATGCCATACCTTGGTTTTAATGCTGTCAATTCAAACGTAGCAGGGTTATTTAACTGTTCAAATGTGAGCCACGCTTCTGTCGCTGTGTCTCTCACGTTAAAATCTTTGGTAAGCAGGTTTTTTACCAGTAATGGATTGGCTTTCGCTTTGTTCACTTTTGTTTTTAAAGCATCTAATTTTTTGATTGTTCCAAGCCCTGGATTGGGTTTTTTCCAGTTTCTTTCGTCCGTCCATTCCTCCCGCTTGTCCAACTCATAGATAATCGGTAAGAAACGATCGTCCTTATATCCGTCAGGATCGTCAATGCCGTTGAGCAGCATTTCAGCCTCGTCATATTTCATGTCATACACCGATTCCCTAATTGTCCCGGCTGTTGTGATCATGAGAATTAAAGGCTGTTCGCGCGATGTGGTTCCGTCAACGATAACGTCATAAAGATTTTTATGCTTCCAAGCATGAACTTCGTCAAGAGAAGCACCATGAACGTTTAGGCCGTCAAGCGTATCAGAATCAGATCCCACCGGTTTGAATGAACTTTCATTAAAATCTGCCGTTATCTCTTTCACAAGAGTTTTCATTCTTTTGGCTAATGCCGGCGACTTCTTAACCATTTTCTTTGCTTCCAGCCAAACAATTTTAGCTTGACTTTCTTTTGTCGCCACTGCATAAACCTCTGCGCCGCCCTCTCCGTCAGCAACTTGAAGATACAAACAAATCCCTGATGAAAGGGTTGACTTTCCGTTTTTCCGAGCAACGACCAAAAAGACCTCACGATGTTTTCGCGTGCCGTCTACTTTGTGTATAAATCCAAATGTCGCAGCAAGAAAAGCTTTTTGCCACAATTCGAGTTCAATCGGTTGCCCTGCCCATTTCCCTTTTGAGTGTTTGCAATAATTCTCGATAAACTCAATTGCATGATTGGCACGGCTTACACTGTACTCGTATTCAGAATCTTGGTCGTAAACATCTGCAGCAAGTTTTTTGTAAATCCGCCTTACCTTTAGGCTTACAACTTCCTCGCCGCTCTCAATCTTTGACCAGTATTCCAAAATTGGATTGTATGAAATTGGATATCGCTTCAACTTCATCGGCTATTCACAAAATCAATGAAGCCGTCGTCTTCCTCTTTGATTTCCTTTTGAGGTTTAGGGATATAATCACCCAACTGCTTCATGATTGATTGAAAGTTTTTGTTCATCTGAATGTATCGCCTCGCCTGTGGGCGTTCCCTTTCGTAAGGTACTTGATCCTCAGACTGACTGAATAATTCATCATACCCGTTTTCATCCAAGTCTTTCCGTATATCTTCTAAACGAACGCGAAGATCAGCAGCTTCAACAATCAAACCGTCTACAACTGCAAGCGCATCTTTCGGCATATCTTTGAAAATCCTTTTAAGTCTCGATATTTCTTTCTTTACTCTTTCTTCTTTTGTTAATTCTTTCTTTTTCGGCATGTATCACACCTCTCTTATCTTGTCAATGGGGTGGGGGGTCACGCGAAATGACCCGTGTATTTTTTGAAGGCCTCCTCTCGGTCTCCAGCGGGCTTGTTTTTTATTTCAGAATGGGGGGCATCCCTTTTAATTAGGTTTCCTTGCTCATCAAACATGACGCCTTCAACCGTTGGACTATTCCTTAAATAGTGTTCGTGCTGGTGACATGTCGCACACAGCAGTTCCAAATTCTCATGATTCAAAGTCACATCAGGATTGTTAATGTTGTATGGCGTCAAATACTCAATGTGATGCACAATGTTTCCTGGTTCTCTGCATCTCTCGCACAGACCTTGCTTTGTTTCAACGTAAGAAGCTCTACACCTTTTCCATGCGCTACTATTGTAGAAGCTCTTTGCAAATTCCTTAGCCAAGCCTATTCTTTCAGTACATCACGATTATAAATAATAGCTTTGGTCTCGGGCGCGTTTTCCTTATCCACGTATTTAATATCAATATGTGTCGGGATAATTGTCTCGGTATTTGTTAAGAAGGAAAAGTGCGCATGAACAATCCCTTCGATCTGTTCGCCCTTATAAAAGACGCGAGGCACAGCATCAATATGATCAATCTCGATCTGTAGCAATGACGCTTTATAATTGCCATCATTTTTCATTACTCCTCACCCTCCTTCATATTCTTTCTAAACTGCCCCCGCACTCAAGCCGTTAACCGCCGATTGTCCATCCTGAGACTTACCGGACGCAGTTTACAGAGAATATAAAAAAGCACCCCAAAGGATGCTCATAGTTGTTTTACTGCTACTATTCCATTTTGATCTGGTTGTAATGGTACTTCCATTCTCTCGCTAATATGTTTTAGTACATACGCCGTAGGCTTAAAAAGTGGATTATGTTTCTCGCCAAATAAAACATCCGTTGGCTCACTTTTCTTCAATTCATAGTGCCGCATAATTAGTTCTTGAATATCTTCGAATGAGTTCTTTTCGGGATAGCCAAACCATTCTAAAACACCTGCACTTGTTTCGCTTGTTAACGTTGTTCGCTCATCTAATTGTATTTTCCCAGCCATTTCAACACCTCCACATACGGAAGCCGCTCTCAGCATCGTTTATCTTTCGGGAGAATATAAATGCCTAGTTCTTTATTCCAGATAAGATCATCCTTAGACGGTTTTTCCTTTGCCACCGCTCTCACCTCCCACCATATAAAAAGCACCCCCAAGCACGCTGTAATTATTTCTTCTTTTCCGAACAAAAGTTCCCTTCACATATTAGTCTCAACCGTAAGACAAAAAATGCTTTTTTTCAAAAATAAGTATCGACACGTATAAATAATACGTGTTATAATATAAATGAAGGGAGGGAAACATGAAGTCTTCAAGAGATATCATAAAGATACTTACAAAAGATGGGTGGTATTTAAAGCGGGTTGTTGGTAGTCATCACCACTTTAAACATCCAACCAAACCGGGAACGGTAACAGTCCCACACCCAAAAAAGGACTTCAAACCCGGCACACTAAACTCTATACTTAAACAGGCGGGGCTTAAATAGCCCCCTTGTAAGGAGGTTTTATATATATGGCAAAGTATTTATTTCCGGCGATTTTTGATGCAGGAGAAGACGGAAGCGACGGCTACACAATTACTTTCCCCGATTTACCCGGCTGCATTTCAGAAGGTGAAAACGTGGATGATGCTATGAGTATGGCAAAAGATGCGCTCGAAGGCTTTCTATATGGCATGGAAGAAGACGGCGAAGACATCCCTTCCCCATCCGCTCCAAAAGATATCAAAGTACCGGCAACCGGTTTTGTTGTTATGGTAAGCGCCTGGACAGATATTGTCCGTGATGAAATGGAAAACAAAGCGGTGAAAAAGACACTTACTGTACCTAAATGGCTGGCGGAAGCAGCAGAAAAAGAAGGTGTAAACTTTTCGCAGCTTCTTCAATTTGCATTACGTGAGCGGCTTGGCATTAATAAAAGATCATCATAAAAAAAGACAGCCTGTTACGCTAAACAAAAAAGGCTGTCATTTGCTCTATTTTTCATTTTTAAGCGGGATCGTTCAATATTCTTTTGGACGGTTCCTTTTTTTATATTGAGTAAAGCGGCTATTTCTTCAAAAGACATATTTTGCACAGCGTGCATCATGAATATGTCTTTTTCTCTTTCTGTGAGGACGGAAAGGGCATCAGCGATTCTTTCCTTATCCCATTCACTTACTTCTCCCTCAGCTTCTTGAACGATTGCGTATTCTTCTGGCAGCGCATCAATTAAACGCGGATCAGCCAGAATTGTTCTTTTATACACATCCCTACGATCAGCACCACGGCGGGCGCCGGGTTGTCTCCCATTCTGCAGCCATTCGATTGTATATTCAAGGTCGTTTATCATGCCCCCAATTATCTTTTTATCGTTTTTTTGTTCAGCGGTTAAGAGACTGTCAGCAACCGCCGATAACTGCCGGTACATCTTTTTAACATCTTTCAATGCGCTTTTATATTCAATGATTAAATCTTGCATATGCTCCTCCTGTTATTTCCCCTTAAATCAGCCGCTCCCGGCACGTTTCATCCTTTGCCAACCCATTTCCTACCTTTTGGGAAATGCCCTCAGATTGAACCCTACGCATTTATATGAGCATTTCTTTGCCGCTTCCGGGAAACAAAAAACGGACACCAATCAGAGCACAGTAAATCTGTACAATGATCAGTGTCCGCAGGCTTTCCGTCTTGGACTTATTCAGTTGAATAATTCGCCTTCATCCCACTTAACGCGGGTAACTTTCCCTTTACTCGTGACAATTTTTGTTTCTCCATGCTCAGGAAGCGGCGTCATTCTTGCTTCCCCATTTGAAACAATGACTGCAAAATTTTCATGCGTTCCCATGTCAATTACAAGTTTATCTTTCTCTATTATAGAATCTAATTTAATTAGTCTCAAATGGTTGCCCCCTTTTTTGGTTATTTATCTTTCCGGACACGGAACGGCTGTCGATTTCTTTTTTGACAATACCCGCTCTTTGCTGTTGTTGCTGTAAATAGGATTGATTTTCAGATAAAAGAGCATCCCTAATCCTGTGTTTAATATCTTCCAGTAATAAGAAAAGCCCTTCGGTTGCTAATTTCTTTACTGATTCTTCAAAAGGATTTTTCACTCGCCAATCTCCAATTTATTAGATGCAAAATAATAAATACTATAAAACTCGACATTGAATCTCTTTTTGCATTTTTCACAATCCATCTCAAATTCTCCCGACATATCTCCAAACACGATATAGTCAACATATTCCATTAAATGATTACAGTGAGGACATTTTATTATGTCCGCTGTTTCTGTCTCTTTTTTACTCATTCCGCGCCCTCCTTATCCTTCTCATAGGACTCAATCTGATTGTTAACCAGTTCCAAAACACTCGGCTGACCCTCGTTCAGCTTTTTGATCATTGCTATCCAATCGTTATACTCGATTTCATTCACGCTATTTCCTCCTCGGCGCCCATGCCGCGCCCACAATGCGGGCAGCGGGCATCTGCACGGATTTCTAAATCAAATTTTGTATAATCGCAGTCCGGGCAATGGTATTCAATCATGGCCGGGCCTCCTTATTCAGAAAGCGATAGTATTTGTCATACCGGTTTCCCATATTGTCTTTCCTGCTCGAAAGCAAGCAAATAAGCGTTCATCCTGTCTCTAAATTTCTCTTGCAAATAAAAATTCAGCACCTCTTCCGAATCCTGCAGCCGCACCGTTTTTTTCTCGTACACCAAAAATTCGATCAGCAGGATAAGTGAGTAATAATTGTGTCGAAGCGCTGCCTCATACCAATCTCTAATCGTCAAAACGCCGCTCCAGGTTGACAAAAAGCCCGTATTCTTTGATGAACGCCAGTGAAACAGTTCCAACCGGGCCGTTTCGCTGCTTGCCTATAATGATCTCAATAATATTTTTGCTTTCGCTTTCTTTGTCGTAATAATCATCCCGATAAAGAAACCCAATGACATCCGCGTCCTGTTCAATTTGTCCCGATTCTCTTATGTCTGACATCATCGGTCGTTTATCCTGCCGCTGTTCAACACCCCGTGAAAGCTGACTGAGAGCAATAACGCAAATATCCAACTCGCGGGCCATGTGTTTTAACATGCGGCTGATCTCGCTTATTTCTTGCGTTCTGTTGCCCCTGTGTTTTGCTGATCCTGAAATAAGCTGCAGATAATCAATAATGATCAAGATATCTTTTCCGGCAAATTCACGTTTCATTTTTCTGACCTTTGACCATATTTCATTCACCGTAACGCCTGGGCGGTCAAAAATCCTAAGATCGGCGGAGCCAAGAACCCCGTTTGCTTGTGAAAGTTTGTTCCAGTCATTCGCCGTTAAATTGCCGGTTCGCATTGCATGGGCGTTAATATTTCCAAGGCTTGACGCCATTCTTTTTAAAAGTTGCTTTCGGGACATTTCAAGGGAGAAAATCCCTACTGCCCCGCCTTTATATTGATTAAGCGGGCTTGACATAAAGTTTTGAGCCACGTTTAGACAAAAAGCGGTTTTCCCTACAGACGGACGAGCGGCAATAATCACTAATTCTTGTTTTTGAAAACCTGACGTCATTCGATCTAACTCCGTGAAGCCGCTCCGCATGCCCGTAATTTCCCCTTTAGGCTCCGCCAGTTCTTCATAAATCTCTAACAGGTCATTTTGTATTGTCCCGTCTTCTTCGTCGCCTGTGGCGTCTTCTAAGCGCATTAAATCGGATATAGTAGATTGAATGACAGCGGAAGGATCGTCATTTGATGAATTCTGCTTAATTTCTTCCGCTATTTTTCCCATTTCTCGCCTTTGCCAGTGCTCAAAAATGATTTTTTCATAGAATCCGATATTTGCAGTAGTCGGAACAGAGGAAGCCAAGGCCGCCAAATACTGATGACCCCCGACGCTCCCCAGGTTGTCCCGGCCGATATATTCCGTAATTGAAACTAAATCAATGGGTATCCCCTTTGTGTCCAGTTCTAACATCGCAGATAATAAGTTTTTATGCTTGACCTGGGATAAGTGCAGCGGCTTTGTTCTGCAGTCTTTTAATAAATCAGGGTTAAGAAGGAGCGCCCCTAAAAAGGTTTGCTCCGCGTCTGTGTTGTATAGAAAAGCAGTTGCGTTCATGTCATTCACCGATTCCTAAGATTTTTCTAATTTCCGCTTTTGACTTTTCAATTGACGCCCGTTCCTCTTCCGTTTGCTCAACGGGAGCGGAAAGGCTGGCAAGATAGTTTTTTGTCTCTTCTATGGACGGGATCGCATTGATCCGATCAACGATAAGATTTTTTTCGTTTAGCAAGTCAGCAACTTTTGGCGGAAACTTGCTCCGTTTACAAAAACGAATGAGATTACCACGCACTTGTTCAAAATCAGCATCGTGTAACAGCTCATGCCACGAATCAACTTTATCCTGCGTTATCTCGAAATGCTCAAAGTATTGTTTTATGAGCGCCATGATTTCAAAGGTTTGTTTTTTAATCATCTAAATCAAACTCCTCTACGTTTAACCGCGGAGCCTTATTTGCCTTTTTTTGCTCTTTATCACTTTTAATTTTGGTGACCAGTCTATCAAACTGTTTTCTAAGACTGGCCGGGCTAAGTATATTGGTTTTCCAAAAGCTATCTTGTTGTGACCAATTGATTAAATATTTGATCTGCTGATCTGTGCGCTTGTCCCGTTCGCGGATCAACCTAAATTCATTGGCCCATTTTTCAAGATTCGGCTTTTTAGCATCCGGGTTATTGTTTTGGATTTCTTTAAAAAGATATTCTGCGTTCTCCATGTCGCAAATTTCATATTTGAGACGAGAAGGTTTTATATTCTTTTCATTCTTTACATTCTTTTCATTCTTGATTGTGTGTTTTTGTGTCGCTTTCGTGTCGTTTTTGTGTTCGATCACTGTCTTTTTTTCTTCATCAGAATCATGGTAAACCCCATAATTGACAATGGTTATAAGCGTTTTTTTAGTGTCTTTTTTAAAATCAATCATTTCATCTTTCTTTAACAGATCAAGAAACTGAGTCACTTTTGTATTTGACCATGACCAACGTTCACCAAGTTTACGAATGGATGAAATAAATTCCCCTCTTTTAAGATCATAAAGCTCATTTCCTAACACGAATTTATTATCTTTATGACTGGCCATCATAAGTAAATCGAGCCAAGCTTCATATTTAGAAAACTTTCTTTTTTCTTGGTATATCCAGTGATCTTGAACACTCCTATGAAGCTTTATCCAACCAATCATTTAACTCACCTTTACTTGTAAAAATTCATATCGTTGCTGTAAGCCGCTTCCCCCATTAAGTAACGGAAGCCGCCCACAAAACCCGCGCTGAATGCATCTTCTGTATCAAATGAAGCCTTGCAAGAATATGCTTCATCAAACGCTTTGAATAGCTCCAGTTGCTCTCCTGACAGCTTATTTACTAAGGCTTCGAAAAGCTTGTTTACTTGTTCATTAGCAGCCTTTGCTTTTTCCGAAACTTCAATTTTCACCTCGTTCGAATCATGCAGCTCCGTACGTGCGACAAGCTTTAGAATTGCAACCATTCCCGCGTCATAGAAATGTGAACCCAGCTCGACCGCTCCATGCTTAATCCCACATTTATTTCCAACCTCGATCATTTTAGATGGCGTACCCATTAATTTCATAACTTCTTCCCCTTTTCATGGTATATATTTGAAATATTGAATTGATTTTTTAAAAGAAGCGTGGTATTTTCTATTCAAGCCAGTCAAGAAAAAGTGTGGCAGCACTCTTTCTCGACCAAATGGCATACCTTCTTCTACATTAGTTTTAGGTTGGGCCGCTCCCGTTCAATTGATACAACTCGGCCGTATTCATCTTTTACGGCTTTATACACCGGGATCGGCTCTTTTATAACCTCTTGAAACATTCTTAACGTATCAATCTCCCCGCTTTTAACACGTTCCATAACACCAGCAAAGAAAATATCAAAGTAAACATCGTCTTCGGAGGCCTCTATATTTTTATTGACAACCTCAACTAAAAGTTTGTCAGAATCAATTTCGTCCGGCAGATCATCAATTATCTTTCTCATTTCAGACGCTCTTGCTTTACTGTGATCTACAGATATAAGAGACAAAAAGTCGTTCTTTTTCATTTTCCAGTAGCCTACTGACATAGTTAGATATTGTTCTAGTTTCTCTTGGCACGAGATTCTGTAATTTAATGCTGTATTAATTTCTTGCTTAATTTCGTTGATCTCAGTTCGCCATTTATGCCCTATGGCTTGATAGGTTTCTAAGCCCTCAACCTCGTTCAATATGGCCCACAGACGTTTTTGATACTTTAAAGTGAGTTTGTTCCAATCGTTTATTTTGCGCTGCAGACGCTTAATCCAAACCATAGTGTTATAGGGGCTATATTTTGAAACGGCCATAATTTTATCTACGTTAAAAAATTCACTCAGTGATTGAAGAACCTCCACAGGAATATCCCCCTCTGATGCACCAGCAAATAGATGCGTTAAATTTGATTCTGCTATACGATCAAGGCCATCTTGAAGGGCTTTATTTGCATTCAGGATAAATGCATGAAACTCTGTAGAAACATGGTTCACTTCCACTTTTAACGCTTTGACTTGACTATAAAACTCAAATGTATTCATTTTCCATTCCTCCTAAAATAGTGGCCGCCATGATTTAATCCATGCTTTAGCGTCCTCAAAATCAAGTTTGCGTAAATCTCTGTACGACGGGACGGCGAACGCGTCTCTAAAATTACGGTGAATGCCTGCAAACAAACGGCGTGTGCCTGTCTCGCTGTTGTCGTAATTGTCACGGATTTCATAAACACGTTTACGTATCTGCTTTTGAATTACATTTTGCTGAAAGGAATCAATTTGCCAATTGTTTTCAAGTTGGTTCAATCGCTTATCATGTTCACTTTGCTTTTGTTCAAAACGTATCATCTGTTGAAGTTGCGGGCTTAACTGTGAGTAATCGTTTTGCAAGTGCCGCTCCATCTGATTGAATTGATCCACGTAAGCAGCGGTAAACAGTATGCCTTTTTCCCCTGTCATTTTGTTGGCGACCAATTCACACCCTAGTTTTGTAATTAAATAATGCTTGGCTGCCTTATTCTGTTTTGTCAGATATGTGCTAGGGATGAAAAATGTTTGAGAATCCAATTTTGGATTTTCCTCAATCACCTTTATGTAGCCCTCAATATCTCTCATAAGATGAAAATGATTTTTCCCCACCATTTCCGCAACATCCCGGCTATCGGCAAGATATTGTCCGTTTGATTCGACTAAATTTAATTGCATGCTGCTTCCTCCATTCTCTTTAATTCGCGTTGCCTAACTTTTATAATTTCCTGCTCGGAAGCCCGGCACCACTGGATACAATAATCAGTTCCGTCTTGGGTAAATTCCATGAGGACTTTACCGGAAATTGATTTTGCCCTTTCGATGATCTCCACCTTTTCCCCTCTGTTGTCTGTAACATCTTTTGGAAAAATGAAGAGCGGGCCATTTTCATTTAAAAGTGATATGAAATCTCTCGACTTTTCATCCTCCGGCCATATATTTGTGATTTGCGGGGAAACTGAATTAGACATGTTCACTTGTCAGCCCCCTTTGCACAACCGCAACATCTATCCCTCTTAAAGAAAAACGAGACGCGATTTCATGTAATTGTGAGACTAATGCTGGTTGATGCATCCGATTAAGGTCTTCGCAATGTTGCTTTAAGGTTTCAATCATTTCTAAACAGCCGTCAAAGTCACCATCCTGAAGGGCATCCGGGATCAAATCGTGTAAAAGAAATTTAATTGACTTGATTTTCCGTTCCGCATTTTGGCGATCTGTTTTTAAAAATTCGTTTAAGTTCATTGATTGGCTCCTTTCATTCCACATTTAAATAAACAGCACAATATTTAACCATTTGTTTTCTACAGTAACAGCCGATGAATGGCCGATTTTTTTTGATCATCAATTGTTCAAATTCAGCGAAGAAGGCCGCGAGGTCAAGCGCCTTTTCTTTCCGCATTCGACTCCTCTCCTTTCTCCAGGGCTTCCTTCTCAAGTAACCTTGGAACTGATAGTTTCATAAAAATCTCATAAAGCCTGTCTTCTACATGTGCCGGCAGCTCTATCATATCCATCCTCCTCAGATACTTGTATTTCCGTCATTTTCAATATATTTAAGTCCAGATTAATAAAAATAGCTATTCTGGAAAGTGTATTTGTGCTTGGCAGATACCTTCCGTTTTCGATATCAGAAAGATAAGTCCTGGACAGCCCCAGCTCTTTCGCCATTTCGGTTTGTTTCAAGTGATTTTCTTTCCTCTTCTGCTTAATTAAAGCCCCCAGCTTTTTCCCGTCCAACATGTTATCACCTCCCGTTTGGGTATGCTTAAATTGTAAGGTATTCACGACATTGTGTAAAAGTCGAAATATGACGAAATTCAAGCATTTTAAAGATTTAGAGAGTATTTATCTTGTATTTCCGTCATTTTGCTGAAAAATACTTGTATTTCCGTCATTCTTAGTATTGTATTTCCGACATTCGTATACTATAATTGTGTCATGCCATAAGACACAGTGGCACAGTGAGGCACTATGTGTTGTAAAGGAGATAGGTGATCATAATGACTGTAGGGCAAAGAATCAAAGCTATTAGGAAGGAACGTAAGTTAACCCAAGTGCAACTGGCTAACAAAGCCAATCTTTCACGTTCATACCTTGCAGATATTGAAAGAGATAGATACAACCCAAGCCTTTCCACATTAGAAACAGTTGCAGGCGCGCTGGGCGTTCAGGTCTCTGCCATTGTTGGCGAGGAAACACTTATTAAAGAAGAGCAGGCCGAATATAATTCAAAAGAAGAAAAGGACATTGCAAAACGTATGGAGGAAATAAGAAAGGACTTAGAAAAATCGGACGGTCTTAGCTTTTCTGGGGAGCCCATGAGTCAAGAAGCTGTTGAGTCCCTCATGGAAGCTATGGAGCACATAGTTCGTCAAACGCAGAGAATAAATAAAAAGTACACTCCAAAGAAATATAGAAAAGACGATCAAGAATAGGGGGCCTTATACTTTGATAAAAGCAGCTGTGCAAAGACTAATTAAAAAGTATAAAACCAGTAATCCTTATGAGCTTGCATCATACATAAATATAAATGTTATTCCATGGAACTTGCATCATGAAATAATGGGTTTTTATAAGTATGATAAGCGAAATAAATATATCGTTATCAATTCCAACTTAAACCAGGCAGAAAGAACTTTTGTGTGCTCCCATGAATTAGGGCATGCACAGTTACACCCACGGGCAAATACACCATTTATGAAAGAGCGTACTCTTTTCTCAGTTGATAAATATGAGGTTGAGGCAAATACCTTTGCGGTTGAGCTCCTTCTTCCCGATTGGGTAGTAAGCCAATATAAAAATACTGAATTCACCCTTGATGATATAGCTGTCATGAATGGGGTTCCTGCAGAGTTAGCCCACCTAAAAGACCTATCAGAGCTTAAAAATTTTTAGTCCAAAAACAGAACATACGTTTCCAAAAAGGGAGGATAGATTATCATGAACTTGATGGATGAAAACACTCAAAAGAATGTCGGGATATACGTTAGGGTTTCAACAGAAGAGCAAGCAAAAGAAGGGTACTCAATATCTGCCCAAAAGGAAAAGCTAAAAGCGTATTGCATTTCTCAAGGATGGGATAGTTACAAATTTTATATTGATGAAGGCAAGTCCGCAAAAGACATACATAGGCCGTCGTTGGAGCTGATGCTTAGACACATAGAACAGGGCATTATTGACACAGTTTTAGTCTACAGGCTCGACCGTCTGACCCGCTCTGTTCGTGACCTCTATTCCCTTTTAGATTACTTTGATAAATATCAGGCAGTCTTTCGTTCTGCTACGGAAGTTTATGACACGGGATCGGCAACAGGCCGGCTATTTATTACATTAGTGGCCGCCATGGCGCAATGGGAGCGAGAGAATTTAGGGGAGCGGGTTAAAATGGGGCAAGTTGAAAAAGCGCGTCAGGGACAATTTAGCGCGCCCGCACCATTCGGATTCACAAAGGAGGGTGAGAGCCTGGTCAAGAATCCTGACGAGGGTGAAGTCCTTTTAGATATGATAGATAAGATCAAGAAAGGCTATTCGCTCAGAGAGCTGGCTGATTATCTTGACGAATCTGACGCTATTCCGAAAAGGGGGTATAAGTGGCACATAGCCTCTATCTTGGTTATCTTGAAAAACCCGGTATTATATGGCGGATTTCGTTGGGCGGGTGAAATATTAGAGGGTGCATTTGAGGGCTACATATCAAAAAAAGAGTTCGAACAACTCCAAAAAATGTTACACGATCGGCAAAATTTCAAAAGAAGAGAAACCTCATCAATATTTATTTTCCAAGCAAAAATATTATGCCCCAATTGCGGCAGCCGCTTAACGTGCGAGCGCTCCATATATTTTAGGAAAAAAGACAATAAGAACGTAGAAAGTAATCACTATAGATGCCAAGCATGCGCCCTAAATAAAAAACCGGCAATTGGAATAAGTGAGAAAAAAATTGAAAAAGCACTTATAGAATATATGCAGAATGCGAACTTTAAGCGCGAGCCTAAAATACCTCAACAGAAGCAACAGGACTACGATAAACTCCATCAAAAAATAATTAGTATTGAAAAGCAGAGAAAGAAATATCAAAAAGCCTGGTCCATGGAGCTAATGACTGATCAAGAATTTGAACAGCTTATGGCAGAAACAAAAGAGGCACTGCAAAAAGCTACGGCCAAACTTGAGCAGAATGATTTACAGCCCATAGAAAAACCTTTGAATATTGAGCGGGCTAAAGAGCTAGCAAAAATGTTCAGAGAAAACTGGTCTGTTCTAACAGGAGAGGAAAAAAGACAAACTGTCCAAGAGCTTATAAAGCATATTGAGTTTGAGAAGAAAGATAATAAGGCCAAGATTTTAGACATACATTTTTATTAG